ACATGATAAAAAATATGTCGAATAATACAGTAGTTGCCGTAAACGTACTTCTTGTCTTGTAGATATTGCGCGTAATGCGGGAAGTGCTCGCCAGAATTTTCGTAGTAGTCAATAAAGCATTCCTTCATACCCTGCTGCTGGTGGAACCATATTGTCTGATTATCACCAATACCCAAATCCCAGAACGTGTTCACCGGCAAGTCAGGTCTGTATTTCGCTACGCCTACACGTCCCTCTTCCCGCGCTTTTTGCATCTGCGCCGCGAAGTATGCACCTTCCATCGACTGCTCAAACGCTTCCTTACTGGTGCTCGGAAACTCGCGCTTCATCTCTTCGCGCTGCAACGCTTCCTTCTTCACATACCACGCCTTTTGCGCGGCACTCAGTATTATCTTTTCTTCAAGCTCCAACTTTTTAAAGTATGTAGCGAGGCGTGTCGGAATCGACACCGCGTCGTGTAGCTGATACTTAGAATCTTTCCACCATGGTGCAAAGTGAAACTTAAAGTCTAACGGCGACAATGGCTTCCCTTGCAGCTTCATGTCTTCCGCCATCTTGCACATTTCGTAGAAGTCACCTTCGCGGCCTTCCGCAGTGGACTCTACAAATATCGCCTGCCCGGTGTGGACGGTGTTCAACGCGCCTGTTCTAATTTCCTTCGCACGCTCCGGCATCTTGGCGCATATTTTACCATACTCAGAAACGTGCAGCCAGTTGAGCGTCGTACCACGTAGCGACGTACCGACGCGTATCTGTGACCCGTTAGAAAGCTCCAATGCTTTCTTAGAATCCCCCGTTGGCTTTATTCGCGCACGGATTTCTTCCGGAAGGTTCTCGTACGGGAACTTTATCTTGGAACGGAATATTTCTTCCGCGTCCGGCAAGCTCTGGGCAATCACACCCGCATTCACATTGCTGTTAAACACACATGCGTCGAGCATGAGGAGCTGAATAACTGTTGAATACCCAAGCTGGCGTGCTTTTAAAATCACGTTCAGATTGTGCATCTCATCAAGAAATTCTTCCTGTGCCGCGTTGGGTGTAAACTTTACTTTTTCGCCGCGCTCATTGATGATGTAGTATAAATTGCGCAACCGCCATCTGCGGTTCCCAAGATTCTGCAACAAGTCATCAATCTTCACATCACTTCACCGCTGTTGTGCCGCCGTCAATTTTCTGCAGTAGCGAAACTAGCGCGTCGGATTTTAGTTCTACGCTGTCCTTGAACATACCCAAGTGGCGGGCAATGGAATCGAGGGCGTTCTTTTTGTCTGATAACTTTACACGATGCGTCTTTGAAATAACTTTGCTGTCTTTTCTACCTGACGTTATAGTCGTCACGTCTACGCTTGTCACAGCGGCGGCGATATCGTCATCCATTTCTTGCGGATGTAGCACTTCGCCGTCTTTGTCAAAAACTTTCCGGATGTCTGCGAATCCAATTTTCGCATATTCTGCTAAAACGCGCTCAATCGTGATACCGGATTTCTCTGCGTGCTTTGCTTGTTCCCGCTCGATTATTTCTTTTACGTTAGCGTCAGTTAATAGCCGTGCCGCTTGTTCTTTTGCAGCATTTTTCGCATACCCCGCACGTATCGCCGCTTGCGCACCATTCAAATCTTTTAAATATTCCAGCGCAAATTTCCGCTTCTTTGGCGTGAGCATGATATTCCTCGGAAATGATTTTGGCGTGCTTTACAGAAGCTACCGCCGTTACCCGACACTAAAGTTGGGCATGTGTTGTATAACATTTTGGCAATTCTAACGTGTAATTACCAGAAAGTAAAGCTAATAGTATCACAACGTTTTCGCGGCGGTTATTTATGCAAGTGCCTGTTAAACCTTTAAAAATTCCGTCTGTTATCTTCAAAGGCTGTCCCGGAAGGTAGTCCAACAGCACCGCTTCAGCCTCCTGGGGCGCTAAAAACCCGTGTACATCCGCTTGCTGCGATAAATCCTCCACAAAGTTTTCCGGTAACGGGATCACACGGTCGTAAGTGGCGGTCACAAGTTGCAACACACCACGCGTCCCAGATATTGCGCGCCACTTGTCACGGGAAATATCAAATTCTACAAAAAGGTACGCTGGAAAAAGTGGCGTTGGAATCAATTCCAATTTCTTACGGATAATTTTTCTTTGGAGGTATTGTGGAAAATAAGTTTTGAAATTTTGATTTTCAAGATTTTGTTGAGCGATGGATTCTTGTTTCGTTTTTGACTGAACAACGTACCAACGTTTTCGCATACGCCACCTCCATGGTTAAATTACTCTAACTCAAACGGACGGGAAAATAAAGTGGAAAATATTCCTGTTTTGTAAACCGTTTTGGATACGTTTCGAACCTATATAGGTATATTCTAGTGTATATACTAATACTATATATTTATATTTTATATAAAACATACTAAACAACAGTGCTTAAACCCACGATCTGACGTGCTTCCAGTCGTTTTATATACCCTCCAAAACAAAAACCCAAGTAAAACAGTGTCAAAAATACATAAATGATAAAATCCCATATAACACCTTGTTTTAGTTACTTAAAATTTTTAGCTTTACTATTTTATAATTTTAGGCTTATAGTTTCACAGGTAGGGTGTCACGGTCGCGATGCCGTCTGTAAAAAGATAAAAGTTGTAAAAGTGCTGCCCTAGTGGTTACTGTGTTACAATTTTAAGATACCCTACCCACAAAAAAGTCGCACAATATTTCAATCACAGAATCACAATTTTAGGAAAATGCAGCATGTCCAAAAAACTAGATTCCGCCTATTTATCAAAAATTTTATCTAGCGGTATAGACGCGAAGTCCGCCGCCAATTTAAATTTTAAATACCTATCCGCCGCACAAACGAAGAAGCTGGGTCACCGAGAAGTCCCCGCACTATACATCCCCTACCATGACATACAAGGCACGCCAACAAAGTTTTACCGCATCCGTTATTTAGAATCCACCAAGCGTGGGTTCGCCAAACAAACCGACGCCAAAGACCAGCGTTACGACCAGCCAGTAGGTGTAACAACGGAGGTGTATTTACCCCCGCTAATAAGCTGGGAAAAGTTTTTCGCAAGTAACGACCCGTTGTTTATAACGGAAGGTGAACTAAAAGCTGCCTGCGCCACTATAAAGGGCTACCCCACTATTGCGTTGGGCGGCGTGTGGAACTTTTGTGCCCGTAAAAAGGGGGTGCAGATATTACCCATATTTGAAGAAATGAGCTTGGAAAGACGCACCGTCTATATAGTATTCGATAGCGACGCCATATCTAACCCGCAAGTGATAGCCGCAGAGAACGAACTCTGTACGCAGCTACTACGCTTAAAAGCATTACCCATGATTACGCGGTTGCCGAGCAGCGAAGAATCGAAGAAGGTTGGGCTGGACGATTACCTGCTTTCTGAAGAGGGTGAGCATTTTGATGACTTGATTGAAAATTCTACGGTGTATAAATTGGCGAAGGAGCTTTTCAAACTCAACGGTGAAGTGGTGTATGTCGAAAACCCTTCCATCGTGCTGCGCCGTCGCGATAATTATAAGATGTCAGTCGCGGTATTTAAAAATGAACTCTACGCGCAGCGCGTATTTATGGACGTAAGTAATGTAGAGAAGCCTAAGAAGGTACGCGCTGCGGATGAATGGATAAAGTGGGAAGGCCGCGCAACAGTCAATAAATTCGTGTATGAACCCGGCCAACCCGCGTATATAGAGTTACCGTACGGTACCGCCTTAAATATGTGGAAGGGGCTACCCCAAGAGCCAAAGAAGGGTAGTATAAAGCCGTGGCAGCAGCTGATGGACTATGTATTTAAGGATGAACCCACGGCGCGGCAATGGTTTGAGCAATGGCTGGCTTATCCGCTACAACACATGGGTACAAAGCTGTTTACAGCCGCTGTGATATGGAGCGTAGCTACCGGCACCGGCAAGACGTTGATAGGCCACACGATGCAACGCCTATACGGTAGCGACAACAGCACGATGATCCGCAAGCGCGACCTGCTGAGTGGCAATAATAGCTTCGCCGAGAATAAGCAGTTTATACTAGGTGAGGAAATTACCGGCGATGAGAAGCGCGGCGTGGTGGATGAATTGAAAAGCTTGATTACCAACGAGGAGATGAGGATAAACATAAAATATGTCCCAGAGTACACAATGCGTAGTTGCGCCAACTACTACTTTACGTCTAACAACCCCGATGCGTTCTTTCTTGATGAAAGCGACCGCAGGTTCTTTGTCCATGAAATCACAGGAAATCCATTACCTGAAGAATGGTATACCGGTACTTACGATCCGTGGTACAAAAGCGAAGCAGGCGCAGCCGCCTTGTTACACTACTTTTTGAATTTAGATTTAGCCGGGTTCAACCCGATGGCCAAAGCCCCGATGACGCGCGCCAAGCAAGCCATGATAGAAGACAGCCGGAGTGCGCTCAGTAACTGGGCGCACGCGCTGCGTGATAATCCGGACAGCGTGTTAAAGGTAGGTAATATAGACGTACCGTATTCACTATTCACCACGGAAGACTTGCTACGCCTGTTCGACCCCGAGGATAAGAAGCGCGTGGGTGTGCGGGGTATGGGGGTGGAGTTAAAACGTGCGCGGGTAGCTAAGGCCGCGCGGGGTGCCGGGTGCCGGTGTACCCAAGGTCAGCGGGGGCTGTGGGCAGTGCGTAACGCGGATAAGTTTATAGACATGTACCCCAAAGGCGTGGGGGAATATTATGATAAGGAGCGCGCGAAGGAAATAAAGCTGGCCAAGTTTGCGCGTAAGTAACTTGCGTGCGCAGTGTATAAGCTACTAACATGACGAGAAAAGGAGTCACCAATGCAAACCATATGGATACTAGTTATAATAACCCCCGGCCTGCTCTATGGGTACAACAAAGAAGTCAAAGTGTACGATACCGTTAGCGAGTGTATTGCCGAGCGAAACGCGCTGTATGCCAAGCCTGAGCATTCGGCGTCATTTATCTATTGCAAAGACGAAACATTTACGAAGTGACTCTATGAAAGCCTCTAGCGTAATCATCATATCCCTATCCATTGCCGCGATTGGCGTTATCGGCCACATGGCTGGCGTATATCGCCTCCCTGCGTGGCTTACTGACAACCCTATTGGTTACTTAGAGAACGAGTTAGAACAATGAACCCGTGGAAAGCGCTAGGTATACATAAGCAGGCAACCGAAGCGGAGGTGCGCGCGGCGTATATGGCGCTATCCTGGAAGCACCACCCCGACCGTGGAGGGCGTACCGATAGGTTCGCGGAGCTGAGCGCTGCCTATGCCCTGTTAAAGAATAAGAAGCGCCTAGCGGTGTTTTTAAGTGAACTGACCGCGCTGGGGAAGCAATGCGCACCGTGCCGGGGGCAGGGCGCGACGTTTAAGCAGAAGGGGCTGACCGGGCGTACGGCAACAGCCTGTAAAAGCTGCGGCGGGATGGGTATCATAGTGAAGGAGAAGCGGAGATGATTAGTAATGTAGGGCGCGAATTAAACTGGGGCGACGCAGTAGTAATTGGAATCTACGTGTTGGCGTTGATAGGTATATCCGTTATTTTATGGAGGGCTCAGAAATGAGCAACGATCTAAACGTATTATTTGAGCGTGCGCGGCAGTACGGAAGAGTGTACCTGTACACCGCCGACGATGGAACGTACAGTGTGTCTATAACGTTCACCACTATTAAAAACACTTCCCTTAAAGCGGAGAGCGGGTTCCGACATGTGACGCCACAGGAAGCGTTCACCGCCGCCATAGCAGCTGCGGAAAATATTGTAGCCACATTTGCAGCGACGGAAAGGAAGCGCCTAACATGAGCTTACTAAGCTACACCGAATTGGTTGAACTGATGGAACAGGATGTTATAATGGGCATAACCGAAGCCTCCATCAATTCAAGCTCTATAGATCTAACGCTGGGTAGAAAGCTGTTGGTAGAAGCGCCGCCGGAGCTACACGCCCCCGCCGAAACGGTGTTCTTATCCGCCCGCGAAGCGCCGAAGACGCGCGCTGTGTATCTAGGCGCTGAAAAGCGGTATTACAGTTTAGAACCCGGTGAGTTTGTACTGGCACATACGGAGCAGACTTTCTTTCTACCGAACACCATCAGCGCCGAGTATAAATTAAAGAGTAGCCTAGCGCGCGCCGGGCTGGAGCATTTAAACGCAGGTTGGTGCGACGCAGGGTGGAACAGTAGCGTGCTAACGTTGGAATTGAAGAACATGAACTGCTATCATAACTTAGTGTTGGAGTTAGGAATGCCGATAGGTCAGATGGTATTTTTTAAACACACGCCCGTACCGCCGCATAAAAGCTACGCGCTGCGCGGTAGATATAACGGGGATAATTCTGTCAGTGGGGTAAAGCTATGAAGGGTGATCGTGCAAAGTTAAGATTGCGACTGACGGAAATTGTCAAGAAGTATGATGATTTTAAGCGGTATGATGAATCCCTGGCACATATGCAATCGTTACGCGTGTACTTTAATTACAACGAAATCTGCGCGGCGTTGTCGGCATTAAATATGATGGAAGAATATCGTGAAGAGTTTAAGGTAGTTTGATGGAGCGCGAAGATGAAAAAGACAAAATCGTCCAAGAAGAAAAAGAGTGTGCGAACTGTACGCACTTCAGCCTCCGAGATAGACAAACAAATCGGGGAAGCTGTGCACGCGGAGAACGCGGAGGCGAAACATATGGCCAGTACATATGTGGAAGACACGAATTTTACGCTGACGCCGATGGAAGCGGCGGTGCTGAGTTTATCCCGCGATCTACAAAGCATACTGTATAGCCTGGATGATATGACGAAAAAGATAGCAGTGTTTGAAACGTTCATCCGCGCTATGCAAGGCACAATGGCAACCATAGTAAAGGGTGAAAAGGTGTTTTAGAAGGTAATTTTAGGGTTTATAACCCCTTTGAATTATAACAATAATATCATTATTCTGTAATAATGTGCGTAATTACGCAATTTTGTGCTTTACAACGCTGGAAAAATAGGTATACTGATTTCACGCTAATAAATAAGCGTGCTTAGAAACAAAGACAAACGGAGACAACTATGAAAACTTTCTACCTCAGCCTAGCTATAATTCTTGTACTGGCGTTCTGCTGGTTTATTCAATCACCTTTTGATCCATTGAACTAGGGAGGTAGCGCCATGTTAAACACCCTCAATCACCCGTTACTCGCCGTTGTGGTAGTGGCCGCCTTTATAGGTCTGGCCGTGTACAGCCACCCAACGCAGGACATGCACGGAAATAATCGACAGGCTGTACTGGCATTTTACGACGCTAACTCAAAGACCTCAGCCGAAGTGGTCGAAGAAATGTATAGTGAGGATTTATGATAACCGAACTGATCAAAATCTACACGCAGTACAAAGCTCTTGTGTTTATGGGGAAAGCCACAGACGAAGACGTAGAGCTCTTGCAGGATGTTTCGCTATTACTACAACAACGGGGAGTGACGTTATGAAGCAAGCCCAAGTATTACAGTTCCCCTTCCGCGCAGCGGCGGAGAACTTAGCTATAGTGATGCGTATAGACGAAGAATACCGGGAAGCCGCGAAGGAAATGGAAACCACCGAACTACTGCACCACGCCATGATAATGAAGCACAGCGACAACGAAAACACCCGCCGCCGTGCAGAGTTCTACTTTGCCGAATTGCGGCAGCGCGGCGTAACTATTATGGGGAGCGACCAATGACGTTTATAGCACGCTACATACACCGCCGTGGGCAACAGCCCGAGTATTTCCGCACTGTGTACGGTGATACGTTGAAGGAAGCTATGGAGGAAGCCGATAAGTACGCCCGCAACGGGTATATCTGTGCGGGTATAAAGCAGAAAGAAGGAGCCGCGTAAATGACTAGGATTAATGTTGTACCTGTGGCGGAACTTTGTGACAAGCATCTGTTGGCGGAGTATCGCGAGCTGCCCCGTGTGTTTAAGCTGGCCAGAGAATGTAACGAAGCGCCTGCGCAGTATACACTTGGTACAGGGCACGTAAAGTTCTTCTTTAACAAGTTATCATTCCTTACGGAGCGCCATAAATCAATCGTAAAGGAGTTGACAACGCGCGGCTTTAGCATACGCTACCCAGAAGCGCCCGTGTCTAGACTTCGGCAGCTGTACGGAAGCTATACACCTACTAAAGAAGCGTTGGCCATTAACCGCGCACGCATTGAAGAACGTAAGTCACAATTTAAACGTAAGGAGAAATTAGATGCGTAAGGTGAATCTAAAGAAAGAAGCTGCAAAAATTGTAGCCAACACAGAAATCGAAGGCGAAATCACGGAAGCTGTGTTAAAGGAATATTGCCCGAAGGCGTGGTCGCAAGATTTTAAGAAAGCAAAGACGCCAGCGCAACGCGCAGATTTTTTGTACAGCGCCGATGAATACCGGCTGACAATGCAAAAAGAAGTAGACATCTTCAAGAAGTTCGTCAGCAAGCTCGAGCAATGGTTCATCCAGGAGCTACCAGAGACGGACGCGACAGGCGTAGCGGGCAAGGTAGCGCGGGTGCAAATTAAGCGTAAGGAGCGGCCAACGGTGGTTGATTGGGATAAGTTCTATGCGCACATTGCTAAGAAGAAGGAATTTGAACTGCTCAATAGAGCGGTCAATGCCCGCGCGGTCAAGGATCGCTGGGATAATGGTGCACAAGTCCCCGGTGTGGATAAATTTGTGTATAAAGACGTAAGTGTAACAAAAATAGGAGTCTAACAATGGTAAAAAAGACAACGGGAAAATCCCTCGTAAAGTGGGATGAACAACTGGCGAACTTAGCTAAGGACGCTACTAAAGGTATGGACTTGCCGACAGCGAAGTTCGTATCCATTAAAAGTGGCCAGCTTTCTTTCGCAGGCGCTAAAATGCCGGGTAACGAACTACGCGCGGTAATACTAGGCTGGGTGTACGAAAACCAGTATTACGACGAAGACTACAACCCCGAAGTGCCTCAGACGCCGGGCTGCTATGCTTTCGGTACCGACCATGACACAATGGCGCCGCATGCAAACGCCGAGCGGCCACAAGCGGAAGCGTGCGCCGGATGCCCGCTTAACGAGTTCGGCAGTGCGGAGAATGGTAAAGGCAAAGCGTGTAAAAACGTTGTGCGCCTTGCCATGATTGCGGAGAATGATATGGAAGATCTAGACGCGGCGGAGCTGGTATATATGAAAGTGCCTGTTATGTCCGTTAAAAACTTCACCATGTACGCAAAGAAAACGGTGGCGCAGGCGCTGGGGAGGCCGTACTGGGCAGTGGTAACGCAGATTACGGTGGAGCCCGACAGCAAGTCACAATTCCGCGTGAACTTTACTGTAGCGGAACAGATTGAAGATAGCGATTTGTTTGAGCCGCTAAAAGATCTTTGGGAAAAGACCATGGAAGGGATTGCGTTCCCCTACCCCAAGGCCGAAGCCCGCGAAAAGCCGGAGCCGAAGACAACTAAAAAATCTAAATTCACACGGAGGTAACAGTGGAGGATATCAACTATTTGGAAACGTGGGCGAGTTTAAACGCGCACGTACAAACCCTTGACGAAGCTAAGTTGAAAAGCCTGTTAAAGCAGGAACTGCGCGGCGAAAAACGCACGCAGTTTTTAATTCGCTTGTACGGGCGTTATAACAAGCTTCGCACCATCCGTGAACGTAGAGAAATGTTGGCTAAGTAAATGCAAAAAGCGCCGCCTGTTATAACTGTGGATTTTGAAACGGACGCCATTCAAGGCCGTCCGCACTATCCACCAGCACCTGTTGGGGTTTCTATTAAGTACCCTGTGGATAAAAAGCCACGCTATTATGCATGGGCGCACCCCACAGGGAACAACTGCGACAAGCAGGCGGCGCAAATGGCATTGAAAATGGCGTGGAAGCACGAACTACCGTTGCTATTTCACAACGGAAAGTTCGACGTCGACGTAGCGCAGACGCACATGGGTATGGGGAAACTACCGTGGGAAAAATACCACGACACTATGTTCCTACTCTTTCTGAATGATCCCCACGCAATGTCATTAGCTTTAAAGCCCGCCGCTGAAAGCTTACTAGGGTTAAAGCCTGAAGAGCGAGATACGGTGCGTGAGTGGTTAGTGAGTAATGGCGTGGTAAAACCCAACGACAGTAAATGGGGTGCCCACATAAGCAAAGCGCCGGGTGACATAGTGGGTAAGTATGCCGACGGCGACGTAATCCGTACGGAAAAGCTTTTTAAGCTACTCTACCCAAAAATTCTAGCGGACGGTATGGGTACCGCGTACGACCGCGAGCGTAAGCTGATGCCGATATTTTTAGAGAACGAACGGCAAGGGTTGCGCGTTGACATGCGCGCGCTTGAGCGGGACATAGAAATCTACCACAAAGCCATGTTCGCGGTGGAGCAATGGTTGTGTAAGCGGTTTAAAGTGAAGGAATGCAACTTCGACGCCGATGCGGAAGTAGGTGCGCTACTAGATAAACACAATATTATAACGGAATGGACACTGACAAAAACCGGAAAGATGAGCGTCAGTAAAAAGAATCTAACTGCGGATAAATTCAAAGATAAAAGGATATTTTATGCACTCGGTTATCGCAATAGGTTGCGCACCTGTCTTAGTATGTTCATGGAACCTTGGTTCGAAAAGGGTAGGTCTACTGGCGGGTACATACACCCTAATTGGAATCAAGTGCGCCAGTCTAAAGGCCGGGACGATACTAAAGGTACCCGCACTGGGAGGCCGAGTTGCGATGATCCAAATCTATTGAACGTAAGTAAAAGTTTTTACGACAGAGGCGACCTATATGAACACCCAAAATTCATCAACCAGTTACCCGAATTACCACTCGTTAGGCGTTATGCTCTCCCAGATAATGAACATCTTTGGTGTCACCGAGATTACAATCAGCAAGAACTCCGAATCCTCGCTCACTTTGAAGATGGGGGAATCCTCCAGGCGTATAGAGATAACCCAGACCTTGACGTCCACAGTTTCGTACAGTCCGAGATAAAACGATTAATGCACCGGGATATAGATCGCGGTAGCGTAAAAACTATGAACTTTGGTCGGCTGTACGGTCAAGGATTAGGCGGGCTGGCGCTTAAGCTGAACGTATCCGTTGATGAAGTGCGAAGCATACGCGATAGCCAGAACAAGGCGTTACCGGGATTAAAGCACCTAGAAGATGAAATAAAGGCGTTAAGTAAGCGCGGGGAACCTATAGTAACATGGGGTGGTAGACTATATTATTGCGAACCGCCAAAGTTTGTGGAAAAGTATGGTAAAGAATTATCGTTCGAATACAAGCTGATAAATTATCTTTGTCAAGGCAGCGCCGCCGACGTAACAAAGGAAGCGATTATACGCTACAACAGTACCAAAAAGAATAGTCGGTTTTTAGTAACCGTCTACGACGAAATAAATATCAGCGCGCCCGCCGGTAGCGTAAAGAAGGAAATGCAGATATTAAAAGACGCGATGGAAAGCGTTGAGCTTGACGTACCGTTAACAACAGACGGTAAAGTAGGTAAGAACTGGGGTACTTTAACAAAGTGTAGCTAGGAGAATACGATGACTGGAGATTTAGAAACAGACCTTGTCACAGACGTAGTGACAATGATAAGTTTTATAGTAGTGTTAGCCGTAGCCCTGTGGGGAGATGTGCAATGACTGGTTTAATTACAGCGTGGAGTTACAGCCGTTGGCGGGATTATGAACAATGCCCGCTGCGGGCGAAGTTTAAGCACGTGGATAAAATTAAAGAGCCTAGCAATGAAGCAATGGATCGCGGCAGCGCGATACACAAGCTGGCTGAGGATTTTGCGTGTGGCCGCTTAAAATTGCTGCCGGTGGAACTCGTAAAGTTTAAATCTAAATTTTTAAATCTAAAAAAGCAGAAGGTGCTGGCGGAGCAAGAATGGGCGTTTGATAAAAACTGGAACGACGTAAGCTGGTTCGCAAAGGAAGCGTGGGTGCGCGTAAAGATGGACGCGTGCTATGTAAGCGGTGAAGAAGTATACGTTATAGACCATAAAACGGGGAAGTACCGCGCCGGGGAATATACGGAACAGTTGGAGCTGTACGCACTGGCGGCGCTGTTGAAGTTCCCAGAAGCTAAATCCGCAATATGCCGGTTGTGGTTTTTAGATTCCGGCGATGAGGCAAGCTACGCCGCCACCAAAGAAGAATTAAAAGCTTTAAAAAAGAAGTGGGTGACCCGCACGAAAGCAATGTTGAATGATAAGCGGTTCGCACCCAAGCCGGGAAATTACTGCCGCTGGTGTCCGTTCAGTAAAAGTAAGGGCGGAACTTGTAAATTCTAAAACATGACCGAAGCAACCGAAGTAGAGAACCCCGTAGTAGCATGGTTAAACAGGAACAAGATAATTCACCGGAAAATGAATGGTACAGGGCAGCGCGGCTGGCCGGACAGACTGATTTGTTTACCCCGCGCGCCGTTTTGGATAGAGTTCAAGCGACCGGGGGCGAAGCTGCGGAAGCTGCAAGTGTACAAGATAAGACAACTTAGAGCATTAGGGTATGACATTGAAGTCCACGATAACGCAGAAAAAGCAATTAAAGCCATTAAAAAACGTATGGAAGCCGCACACGTACCAGATGAAGACGGTAAAGTTCATGCTGCAAAATGCGTGCGCGGGGTTGTTCCTAGATCCAGGCTTGGGGAAAACGAGCATAAGCCTCGCCGCCCTTAAGGTTCTGAAGAAGGAAAATTTGGCTCAGAAGACGCTAATCATAGCACCCCTACGCGTGTGCTACAGTGTATGGCCGAAGGAAGTTGCTAAGTGGGACGATTTTAAAGACTTAACCGTGGTAATCCTGCATGGGAAGGATAAGGAAAAGAACTTAGAAAAAGACGCTGACATTTACATTATAAACCCCGAAGGATTGTTGTGGCTGTGTAAGAAGAACTTTAAGCAGCTGGACTTTGACGTCTTAATCATAGATGAAAGTAGCAAGTTCAAAGCCACAAACACGCAACGCTTTAAGCTACTGCGTAATATTCTACCCTTCTTCCGCCGCAGGTACATTTTAACGGGTACACCCGTACCGAACGGAATGATGGACATCTTTGGTCAAATATACATACTGGATCTAGGCGCTGCGTTAGGAAGGTTTATAACACACTACCGCAACAATTACTTTTACCCTACTGGCTACGGCGGCTACGAATGGAAACTACAAGATGGGGCAGAAGCAAGAATACAAGAAAAGATACGCCCGCTGACGCTGCGCCTAGAAGACAAAGATTATTTGGAACTACCGGAGTTGATAATAAACCCGGTGGAGGTGGAGTTACCCAAAGCGGCGCGGCTGGCGTACAACGAAATGGAACGGGAAATGATAGTGGCGCTGACAAAAGGGGATGTAGTAGCCGCCAACGCCGCCGCCGCCAGCATGAAGTGCAGGCAAATGGCGAACGGCGGTGTATACGGCGAAGACCGCGCCGTGCACCACTTACACATGGAAAAGGCGGAGGCGGTGCTGGATCTGGTAGAGGAGCTGCAAGGTACGCCCGCGCTTATAGCTTACGAGTTCCACCACGACCTAGAGCGGCTTTTAAAGGTGTTGGGTGCTAAAACGCCCTATATAGGCGGCGGGGTGAGCGCCAAGCGGTCAGCGGAGCTGGAACAGGCGTGGAACGCGGGGGAACTACCCGTACTACTCGGCCACCCCGCCAGCATAAGCCACGGCCTGAACCTACAGAACGCAGGCAACCACGTAATATGGCACAGCCTGACGTGGAACTTCGAGCATTACGACCAGTTCAATAAGCGGGTGCGGCGGCAGGGTAGTAAGCATAAAAAGGTATTTATACACCATATAACGGCGCGGGACACGGTGGACGAGGCGATACTGACCGCACTGGCCTTTAAGGACAACACACAGCGGAGCTTGTTAAACGGTTTAAAGGACTATGTGAAAAGAAAGATGTAAATTACGTAATTTTGTGCTTTACTTTAATCCAATGATGATTTAAGTCTAGTCACAAGTGAGAATTATCTCACACCGGCAAGGCGGAAACCTTGAAAAAGGAGAAGTAATATGAGTAAGTTTGCGAAGAAAGAAAAGTTTGATGCTAAGGCTGTCGTAGCTGGTGATTCTAAGCTGAAGAAGATGTCTGAAACTTCTGCCGTGGAAAAGAAGGAAGTGGCAGCGCGGATTGCAGCTAAGAAAGCGGGAATTAGTTCTAAGAATGAGAGTGTACCTTCAGCGAAAACCTCGGCTAAAGAGAAAAATAGTCGATTGAACGATAAAAAGATAAAAGTCCTGAAAAAATCACACGAAGCTTCTAAAGGATCTAGACGTGCCGCGTGGTTAGATGCCCTGTTGAGTTCTTCCACTATAAAAGAAGCCCGTGGAAAAGTAGAAGGATTAGATTCTTCTGTCGTAAGATTCGCAGAACGTGAAGGCTATATCTCTTTATCTTAATAGAAAGTATCTTTTATGAAAATTCTAGTGGCTGTACCAGTGGGGGAAGACATGGGCGGTATTATAAACGCCATGGAATCCTACACAAAAAGTATGAGGGATCTTGGTCATACTGTAACATTCATAGTTCTTAGGAATACTAAAAACGGTGGAGACAGTTACAAAGAAAGCTTACTAGAAGAAGGATACACTATTGGCGAAGGATCCGGTATGTTGGTGCATCCAGTATATGGATGGCGCGGTAAATACATGAGCATGTTATCTCAGATAGATGAATTTGTAACTATCGCTAACCAACATACCGTGGTGATATGGGGGTGTTTGTTCGGGCTTAAGAATAAATCTACAGAGAATTCTACAGAATGGACAAAGCTTTTTACACGGGTAACTGCTAGGCAGATTGCCATTGTTCATGATAGTCATTTAACGGGGAGAGCGTTGTGGTGCACCGCGCTTGAACCGTGGATTTCTGGGTGGTCTTGCGTTCACAAGACAGGGTTTGATATGGCAGATGGTCTCTATTCACCTAGAGCGCTCATATACAACGGACACGAAATAACCCCTTTATATAAGAACAACGCCAGAGAGCGTGCCGTGTTTTCTTGTCAGACGTTTAAACGAGTGAAAAGAGTAGATAGATTAGTGGCGGCTGCTCCACATCTACATGATAGAGGTATAGGGGTGTTGATTGCAGGGGACGGAATAGAACTGCGGTATATGAAGAGCGAGGAAAAGTGCAAGCCTACGTATTTCTGTACGCAGAAGAATGATCCAGAAGCTAAGAAATCTTTATATGGAAAAAAGATATGGGATAATGCTCTAAAGAGCAGTATGAATTACGTTGGTACTGTCACGGCGGAAGAAAGAAATTCGCACATGAAGAATTCTTTGTTCTTTATGGACATGACAACTGTTCATAACAGTACCGGGCTAGTGGGAAGAACACCAATAGAAGCGGGGAGATGCGGTGCGCTATTACTACTAGATAAAGATACGGTGCACGGTGACGGAAGTTTACCGATATTGATTGAATCAGAAGATTATCTTAGCGTTTCCGCAGAAATGACGCCTTATGAATTATCATCTACGATTGCTAGATATGCGGATACACTTTCAGAAAAAAGAATCAAAGAAATGAGAAAATCTGTTATAGAAAAAATAAAAGTGTTCGATAGAAAAGAAGTCGCTTCTCAGTTAATAAAATTCGCATCAGGTAAGAAAGCGGGTATGAGATACGCGGCACCTACTCCTAATAGAGATTTAAAGAATAGAGCACAGAAAGAATTCATAGAAATATTTGGAAAGCTACCCTCATGACCGAACACAACCCAGAAGACGCTATTGATCGCCTATGCACATTCATCAAGGAGCGTCATTTAATTTACCAGCGCCGCTTTGTTGAAAAGAAGCCAAAGCCGTGGACAAAAGACCCTATATTGCAGCAGTATCGCTTCTGTAACGTGTACAGGGAACTAGACACACAGACAGAATGGCTGTTTAAAAACTGGGGGAATAACGGTAAAAATACAGACCCTAATTATTGGTTCGCGTGTGCCGTGTTTAGGCTTACTAACTGGCATGAAACAGCAGAGGAGCTCGGGTACCCCGTACCCTTCAATAAGCTACACTTTATAAAGGTGTTGAATGCCCGTAAAAAGCGCGGTGACAAGGTGTACAACGGAGCGTATATTATAAGCACCAATGGTGTTAAGATGGAGAAGTCAGAATACTTAGCGGAAAAACTTGGGACATTATATAAGGAAAGAGAATATATAAGATATAAGCCTAAAGAACCACTGGAAGAATTTGCAAAGCGGCTGCAGGAATTTGACACAATGGGTTCCTTTATCACCGGGCAGGTGGTGGCGGATTTAAAATACGTAGGCGCTGCGCGTAAAGCGCCGGATTGGTGGACGTACGTTACTTCCGGTCCTGGGAGCCGTAGAGGTCTAGGGCGTGTTATGGAAGGTACGCCAGATATGCCGTTGTCTGAAGAAGATTGGCAACATTGTATCAACGTTTTAATGGATGAGTATGTGGAAGGCTACCTAGCCGAAAATGATATGCCGAAAATGCATCTGCAAGACCTCCAAAACTGTCTTTGCGAATTTGATAAGTACGAACGCGTGCGCCTTGGCGAAGGTCGCCCGAAATCTAAGTATCCTGGAGTGTAACGTATGAAAGTGATTGAAGCCCGCAACGTGAACGAAGCCGTCAGCCTAGCCCTGCCGTACCTGCTAGAGCACGGTATACAAGAGCAGAGCCGTAATGGTAGCGTGTTGGTAGCCCCCACTCCCGTAATGACGGTGTACCACAAGCCTTGTGAGCGCGTGCTATTCAGCGCCACACGGGACGCTAACCCCTTCTTCCACCTTATGGAAGCCTTGTGGATGCTGGCTGGGCGCAACGACGTTACGTTCCCCGTGTGGTTTAATACGCGCTTTACGGAATACAGCGACGACGGATTAACCGTGCACGGCGCGTACGGCTACAGATGGCGGCACTGGTTTGGGTTTGACCAGCTACGCACCCTTATAGCGGAGTTGCGTAGGAATCCAACTAGCCGCCGCGCCGTACTTAGTATGTGGGCACCCATGGGAGATTTGAATTTTATAGCATTTAAATCTATGCAAGACGGTGAAAATAAATTTGTTGGAGGGTTAAACTCTAAGGATGTACCTTGTAACACGCACGCCTATTTTGATTTACGCGGCGGTGCTTTGAACATGACAGTCTGTAACCGCAGCAACGACGTAATCTGGGGTGCGTATGGCGCTAACGCGGTGCACTTTAGTATCTTACAAGAGTTTATAGCGGCGCATTTAAAAGTTCCTGTGGGTACATACTATCAATTCAGTAATAACTTCCACGTTTATACGGACACATACCCCGGTGAAAAGCTGGCCGCGATTGCCAGAGAATCTATCACAGAGAATTACTATTACACACAGATCCTATTCGGCAAGCCAGGCATACCCGCCGTAAAGCCGTACCCGTTAATTTCTACCAACGTAGATGCGTGGGAAGAAGATCTTTTTAATTTTATGAAGTACCCAGCGACGCACACTAACTACACAGATCCGTTCTTTATGGAAGTAGCGCGGCCAATGTTTTTAGCCTGGAGTACACGTAAAGTGAAGGACGGTACAGGGCTAGAAGAGCTTGAAAACTTAAAAGCCGAAGATTGGAAACTGGCGTGCCTGCAATGGATAGCGCGTAGGGAAAGAAAGCACTGATATGGATAGCATAGAAAAATTAATGTTTGTGTATAAAGGCGGTAGGACAAAACGCTTCCACACGGCTGATATCCTAACCACACAGAACGTAGCGGAGCACAGCTTCGGCGTTGCGGCGCTTGTACACATACTAGATCCCGCCGCACGTAAGGAGGTGTTACTGGCCGCCTTATCGCACGATCTAGCGGAGCACTTAGTGGGGGACATACCCAGCCCCGTGAAGCGGCAGTTTCCGGCTGTGAAAGTGGAAATGGACATCGCGGAAAATACACTGCTCGCAAATAGCGGGTTTAACTATGAACAATACCTTACACCAGAAGAAAGAAACATTTTAAAGATAGCTGACAATTTAGACGGTATGATGTTCTGCTTACGCGAGCGGAGATTAGGTAGCCGCGCGGTTGGAAGCATCTACGATAATTTCCACAGCTACGTATTACAACTACCACTGACCGCAACGGCCTGTGATTTAATTAATTTTATCGACAACTTATGGGAGAACTACAATGGACGCGAATGACAATCAAATAGGCGGTACACATTATCAATCTAAATTTCAACACTGGGATTTTGTACAGCTGCTGGGGTTAGATTATTTACCTGCACAGATTACACGGTACATGAGCCGTTGGCAGAAAAAGAATGGTACGGAAGATTTGAAGAAAGCATTACACTATATTGAAAAGCTGATTGAAGTTGATAAACGTACCCGGCGGGAAAGCTTGGTACTGCTGGATAATTTTATTAAAAGTAACGCACTGAGCGAGAACGAGGCTTTGGTGTTCAACATGCTGGTGAATTATAAACTGGGTGATGATGAACGGTTACGCGTAGCGGAGGAAGCGGTAAAGGGTGTACTAGCTAGTGAAACCCCCGCCGCGTACCCTGCTGTGGATGTGGATCCGGTGTTCCGCGAAAACCACGATGAATGGAAGGTTCGGTAAATATGGAAGCAGTACAAACAATCATTGCGTGGCTTTGGATACTAACTATAGCTGCGGTCATCATAATAGCCCCGATAAAAATATTGATGTGGTTATTTACATGAATAAGCTTAAGCACATAGTCCTTATCCTATTCCTATCCTCCTGCTCATGGGGAACGACGTGCGTGTTTGCAAGCCCCGTGCATCAGTGCGGGGTGATTGAAGTGCCGGAGATTTTGCCATGACCCAAACAATATGTTGCCCGCTATATCTTGCAATGCTGTTGCACTTTCATTGTTACCCGCGACCGTATGCAGAGCATGAGCCAGAGCACGCTAGCTCCCCAGCAGTGGCGGATGGAATGGATTTCCTGCTTTCTAGTGGGATGATAGAGCCAGCCGATGACTATATGGTGTTCAGAACAACCAACCGTGGGCGTGCTTATGTCGAGCACCTCATGACCGTGCCGTTTCCTGTGCAACAATGGGTGATGCCATGACCGAAACGCCGTTCCACCAGATTAAGATGATGACGGGAAGGGTGTATGAAATAACACCGCTCTTTCAAATATCGTATAATGGATTACCGCCAATAGGGACTTACTATGCAAAGTGTATAGGGATAAATTCCAAAGGCCAACCAGTGTTTGAAAAAGAAGGCCGGTATTTTTCAGAAACAGATGAAACCGCAATTATTACCGAGGTTAGCGCATGACCGAAACCCTACGCATATCCTACATCGTCGATGGCGTTGAGCGGCGCTGCGAGCTGATACGCGAACCGGCCAAGATGGACGATGAAACGTGGAACTGGCTGAGGGGTTCGTTTGTGAGCATGGGTTTTAACAAGGAAGCAGTAGAGGAGTTTTTTAGATGAGTAAGGAACTGATAGATGAAAGTAGCTGGAAGCCCATGGATACCGCACCCCACGGTGTAGCTATTCTAGCCAGAGGGTGGGACTTCGGGAACCCGAAAACCTCCCGGCACTATAGCATTGTTATACGCGAAAACAACCAATGGAAAGGTGTGGGGAATGACACCGATTGGCAATATCTCACGGATTGGAAACATCTATGAACGACACGAACTCCAGTAACCCTACCCTAACCGAGCGACTGGCGGAGTTTGAGCGGCATTTGGCAAAGGCTACGACAGGGAGCTGGTTTTGGTCGGCTAGAACATTGCGCTCAGAAATAATGGCCAAAGACGAGGAAGGCGACTACGTTGAATCAATCCCTGATATTTTATCAGTGGATTCTGACAAGTGTGTTTATGCTAGCAATCAAGCAGATGCGGCGCTAATTGAAGGCGCTCGTGATTTAGCCACAATCGCCACCGAGCAAGCGGCGCTGCTGCGGGAGTGTGCGGAAACATTAAAGGAATACGCGCTTATACGTCGGACAATTACTAACCTAGGAACTGGCGAGTCGCATAGCGAATTTGCTGGGCAACCAGCCTTAGATACACTAGCCAAACTCAAAGCGGAGGGGTTTTAGGATGGAAACTGGAAATTATCAGGAATATTTATTCATACTTGCGCTGATGGAGCAGCTAGCGGAGCGCCCACAATGACAACCTTCCTCCTCGTATGGTACGCGCTGGGCTAGTTGGCTTTATGGTTATATTAGGGGCGAAAGCTTCGATGAATGAAGAAATCGTTTTATGGAGAAAGAAATGACAGACACGAGCACCAACGGAGATGATGTTAATCTGGTATTCAACGCGCTTAGAAAATCTCTGCCGAAGCATATTGATATTACACAACCTGAGTTAGTTGACGCGGCTTTTGCTGCCGTTTCCGCCTTAAAGAAAGGAAAAGAAAATGACCGATAACTCCTTTCAATCGCTGATTGATGCAATTAGAAAGCGTTCGCAGCCCGCGAGAGACTGGTTGCCCGGTACTTACGTGGTGCCGATGGATGCGTTGATTCACGAAATCCGCAAACACACCGCCGACCATTTGGGTGAAGCCAACAAAATGGGTTCGGGTGAGATTTCGGTGGTCGAGCAATGGAAACACTTACGCGAACTTCTGGGAGCCAACTGCCGATTTGACCATAACGGGAATTGCCAAGAGCACTTTGTAGATAGCCCCTGCACATTTGCTTTATTTGATAAAGCCGTGATGGAATTAGGGGCAACTAAGCCGGTGTCGCTTGAAGATTGCTCCTATGCTCTCTATTACACCAAACCCTACAAAGATAATGAGCCGTGGGCACACGCAACTAAGCAGATAACTGAACGGTGCAGAAAAGAAGCAAAAACCGTTTTAGACGCAGCGGGGGTGAAGTATGTCGATTGATGAGAAGGCACTTGATGTTGCGTTCAATAGCATCCGTTCTCGGTTCGTAACTTGGGATTCGATTTGTGAGTTTACAAAAGCCTATGAATCCGCCAAATCCCCCGAACAGCCGGTGGTGGATGAAGCGGCAGAGGCCAGAGAGATTCTTGCCAAAGGAGATTTCCTCGGCGTTGAAGAATCAGAGCGGTTTGTTTCTGAGGTGCTTGAACAGCCGGTTGATAGTGCAACATTGGCAGAGGATTGCCTAATGCGCTTTGATTTTGACCCCGATTTTAGTGAGGGGCTAAAGCAATGGTATAAAATGGCGCAACACATATTGGATTATTTACAGCCGTATTTAAGCAAGCGGGAATCCAGTTGGCAGCCCATCGAGACGGCGCCGAAGGATGGAAACGTCATATTGGTAAGCACCCCAGGCGCTACCCCTCATGTAGTTAGGTGGTCAGATAACAAGGGCGGTCAGTGGTTTGTGTGCGATGTTCCTGGGTTCTGGGTTGAGGAGCCGACTCACTGGATGCCGGTATCAGAAATAGAAGGTGATAATTGATATGGATAAAACCGATTTGACAGTAATAACGAAGCTCGCGCAGGATTGTGGCTTTGTGCTAGCAGTAATGAAACAATGGAATAGCCCTAATGGTGTAAGCCCAGAAGCATTTAATGAAGCGGTAGAGCGCCTAGAAAATTCCCAAGGAGCTATTGATTTTTTGATTACTCAATCCAAAGGCGGTGAATGATGATGCTTAAATTAGTGAAAAACAATGACCGACTAGATATGGCAATCGCACGTCTCAATATCGCGGCTAAAAGCGCGCGCAGAGAAAATGATCGCGAGGACGCACGGGTTATATTGAAGGCACTTAGCAGAATCAAAAACAACGATTCAAACGATGAGGTAACAAAATGAAATGGGTTCTTAGAATATTTGAATTTGTCGTTACTCTCCCAATCTTCTTCATGGGGTTCTTGTGGGTGCAAATTAAATGTTCCTGGTGGGTAGGATGTAAGGCCGGGACTAAGTACGGCATGTGGGTGAACACCAGACCAGGAGTCCGTAGCGATGACCGATAAAGTAATAAAACTATTCGCTGGTGATACAAGATGCGTGGCGCTTATTGACCAGCTTTGGGAAACGATTAAGCGGGGTGGCGATGGCCTGCCAATACCGTCTATAATAGGCTGCTTAGAGCTTGTTAAAATACAGGTTCTTAACGAGGAAGAGTATCATACGGAATAAGGGCTAACGCCGATACTCATCTTTCTTGGCCTGCTCGCATAACTCATCAATCGTGACGCCGATTTCCTTATTGTACAATGACAGCGGAATAGTCCGGTATACCTTAAGAAATTCTTCAGCATCCTTATCGTGCAGGGTGACAGGCATGTGGTCGTTTAGTCGCTTATCGAAGATGGTTAGCGTGCCGTTCGTGTAATACAGCGAGTATGTATCTGTTCCGCCTAACCATGTCACCTTGCACCGCCACGCCTTAAATTGTTAAAAAATCAGCCATGTCAGCTAGCCGTATTCTACCCTTTTCTGTGATGCGATAACAGATTGCATTATGTCCGCATTCGGGACACTCCAGCTTCCCATCCTTTTGTAAATATTTCTCCCTTACGAGGCGGCTAAGTTCAGCGCGAACGGCGGGTAGGTTATCGAGGTCGAGCAATTCATTGAATAACTGCCGCGCGTTGAGGCCGTATCGTGACTTAGATAAAGCCTTAAGAATTTTTAGCGCATTGGTTTTGCGGATGTTGTGCGGCTTATCGGCATTCATTTCACCTAGAAACCCCCTTGGACTTATCAACGGAGCGTAATGTGCCAAGGCCTAACATACCAGCTAAAACCGTGAACAATGTATTCATATCAAATGCTGGGAGCGTTACGTTGTAACCAGCAATGGCCAGCAGAAAAGCCAGCAGTGGTTGAACAACAAAGTGATATGCAAACGCAATGCCGCATACCCATCCTATAAAAGGCCTCCAGCGAGAAGCGAACTTGTCAGTGCTGGCCGCATCGAGCTTGTTGATTTCCATCTGGCCTTTCGCCAGTTCTGTTTCCGCCGCAAGCTGCGCAAGCTGCCCGTTCTGCTCAAGCTTCGCCACTTCTAGTTGCGCGGCTGCTCTTTGTGCCGGGTCGGGGAACTTAGCGACAACGGTTTTAACCAATTCAATCCCGGCGGTCACGAAATCAAAGGCCATAAGCGCTCCTCACTGTAAGGGTAAATTCATCGGGTAAGGTCTTGCGTAGTTCGTTCAATGTGGCCAGAGAGTTAATCACCGCTGGGTTTCCGTCCATATGTGAAAAGCCATTGCCGACCAAAATACAACCTTCAGTGTCATCGGTCGTATTGCCGGAATGTATTAATATGGCACTGCGGTTTGGTACGTTGGTTATTTCCCAGACGTTCACATAGCGAAGGCCGTTGTGTTTACGGCACTGGTATTCACCCTCAGGAATGCAACTTATGCGGCGCTGGTTATCCTTCCATGGGTCTTCGCATGTTACACAGATAGGCTCACCGTCTTTGGTTAGTACACCAAAGGTTCCCTTTTCTGACGTGCAAACGCGGGTGAGGTTAAGATTCATCTCTTCTTGATGTCCTTCACATCTTCACGGATATAGTCAACTTTCTGCTCAATTCTTGAGGATATAACCGCTTGGGTTGCTATGGCTTCGCTTATCTTTTCAATTTGAATATCTTGCTGGTCGTTCTTGCGTGCGGCAGCGGCTACATCGCCAGCTAAAACTTGCCACGCAGTTGCGGCAGCAGTGAGTAGAATCAGCAAGTGAACCCATACCTTCGACTCGTGCCATAGCTTAGTAACAATGTTTTTGTCGTAAGAACGGTTCTTTTGGCGTGGCTCATTCATAGCGTACCCACCAATCCGACGGCCATTATACCCCCTAACAGCATCTCGCCGAGGTTTCCGTATTTGTTGTCACTTAATGCCCATAAGCGGTAACATGGAACGAACAATGCGCCAGCTAAGACGCCACCAAATCCGGTTTGCACGCCGGTAAGCGTCGATAGTCCGATTGCGGCTGGTAGGCATATCAATATCCCCCTTGCGGTTAACAACATGTAGTTGTGCGGGTTACGATTTTCCGGCTTTGAAAGGTCGAACTGTGCGCCGAAATAGCCAAGCACTGTACCTGCATACAAGAGCGGCATAGCAATCATTGCCATGGTGAGGCTGTGGAAGGCTATGCTAATACCAAGGCCAAGCGGCCAAAATAATCTTCGAACGCTGGTTGGTAGTTCTTTGCCAAGGTATTTAATCTCTTCAGCGGCAGCACCACCTCCGCGAATGCGGTATGTGATGGCTCCGATTAGGAATGTGATAAGCTCAATCATAATTACCCCATTATGTTATACCAAGTTGCAACCAATGGCTTAAGCTCTGCCATCACCTCGTCAAATGACGCACACATAGCAGTTAGAATTTCATCCTTCGTTTTTGGATCTAACTTTGCGGCGTCCATACCATCCATCTGGTCTAAATCCAAAAGGTTGGTATATTGTAGCGTAACGTTGTAAAGTCTGTTTATGATGTCCTGCCCTTGCTCGGCCAAAGGTTGCATCGTGCGGATTTCTGTTTCTGTTACCATTAGATTACCTCATATGAGAATTGAAAATACATAGGCTGATTAGTAACATCGATTGCAATGTAAGCGAGTTCCGCCCTATTGTTAGCAGCGTCACCGCGAATTGCAGCACCCTGTCCGGCGATACCGGAGGCGAACGCTACCCCTGCACAATCTTCCTGTGCACCGATGTTGCTTGCAACTGGAAGAGATATACCAAGCTGCGTCAACGTTGCTGTGGTCGTCGGGTCTATGTCAACTTTACCAGAAACCGTAACTACAGAACCAATACGAATATATTGACACTGATAAGCGGTGCTCGCGTCAAGGTTCGCTACGTTAGTCAGTGTCGGGGTGTATGTACTAGCTACTACATTTGCTAATTTAGACAACGCTATATTCGCGGCTGCATTTATGTCCGCATCGACGATAACCCCTGCTGTAATCGCTGCGGTGTTACTTGCTGCAGGTATCGTGATATCACCAGAGATTGCAGCGCGGCTAAGTTGACCCGCGTTAAGTAATAGACTGGCAGCGACACTTATTTCCGTAGGATCGCCGCTTCCAGCAGTCGTCCTTCCGATTAATCTTTGCGGGGAAATATTCTGCATTTTAGCGAATGTGACAACGTCAGCATCGATAGTCATCACCGTGCCGCTAGTACTAACGGTAATATCGCCGTAATCGGCGTCCGCAATCTTTAACACGTCTAGCGGCGAGAAGTGATTAAAGACGTAAAGTAGCGCCGATGAGAAATTTACTAGTGAATTAGCGTTGCTACTTTCTTCAACCGTATCCCGTGAAAACCCAGCGGCAGTAACCGTACCCAAGCCAGTTTCCCACTCACCAGTTAATTCCGTACCTGCTAAATTACGCCCTTCAATCGTATACCGGAAGGTGTTACCAACTCCGAGCGTGCTGATAGGATTGTGGCCAATAGGAGCGCCGGAAACGATGATATTACCAGTTCCGGTAGTGGTAGACGTTTCAAGAATGCGGTTTTTAAATACAAACGCCACGGGCTACACCTTTATGATGTAATTTAGAATAATCGTTGGCTGCACGTTGTTATGTGCAGTCCCACTACCTTGGCTTGCGATCTGCAGTTGCTGATTGAACCCTAAGCCGTTCGTAAGCGCCGATGTTGCGCTGTTTGACGTACCGATACCATCGTTCCCGGCTCTTCCAAGGCTTCCTGTATGATCATGGGCAGGTAGTTCGGCGATAGTAAGCGTGTGCGCTTCCTCACCACCTGTACCGCCTAGCGTGTCCCCATTCACCGATCCGGTTACACCCGTCAGGCGATTAGCGGAGGTACCACCCATAGCATCGCTACCTGCAGCAACGCGCCCACGTAAATCTGGTAAGGTGAACGTCGTTGAACCATCGCCAGCGCCATAACCAAAGAACTGCGCTGTATGTGTGCCTGATTGTGAGCCGGAGGTGTTGACATCGGCGCCGCCGAGCGTTGCGGACACACGGAAAGTATCTGCCGACGGTACGTTAGAAACGAAGTAATCCGTATTCGCCGACAACCCAGTCGGCAACGCGCCAGTAGTGGTGAACCTAATAAGCTCACCGACCTGCAAGCCATGCGCCACTAAAGTGAATACAGCAGGGGATGCTATAGTGACAGTGAAAGTGCCTAGAGAAGGACACAGCACAGCGAAGAGCGACGCGTAAGCTGTACGGCTAATTGCTTGACCATAGCACAGCAACCACGCAGAAGGCGCTGTACGTCCTGAAAATGGAATAATGGAGCCAACGGGCGCAGACAATCCGCTTGTTGTTAAATAATTCGTACCGTCTGAAATAATACGTACTGTCGAACCAGTACCGAGCACAAGCGAAGACGCACCATCTATCGTGGATGTTGTTGGTGTAATTGTCACTGCACCAACACCTATATTTTTAACATCTGCAAACCACCCAGTTTCAAACGCGCTGGCTACGCCTGCTTGTGGTAGCGTCGCGGCAATTGCGCTAGAATTACTGTGTGTAACAAGCTTTGCGCGATCACCATTAGCATACGTGTATGTTGTACCTGTCTGCGCATTTATAAGCTGCCGAACACGAACGCCGGATGAATGCGCTTCTAGCCCTGCCCCTGCGGAAAATTCCTGTAATACGGAATAAGGGTCGTTGGTGAATATGACCACGTCCGCTGATGTATCAAGCCGCACCTTATATTCGTCAACAGCAAGATATATTGGACCGAAGCGTCCGCTGCTATCCGCTACAACGGGGTGAGCGTTGGGTGTGGTTAGGGTGCTTTCGGAATACGTACTTAACGGGGTTGTGGTACCACTTTCAAAGAAATATAGCTTCGCACCGGCCAACGGATCGCCGTTGGTGTCGAATACTTGCTGATTTGATAAAACATACTGTGCGGTCATGGATTATTCACCTTTTCTTGGGCGGATTGTTATTTTAAGAGGTTGCTTTTCTACGGAGCCAGTAGGCGCTTGCGCTGCGTTCACTTTTCGAGCGTCGACAGCTATCTTCATACGCGCTTTAGGATTAAGTAAATCTTGCGCGAGCGTGTCATCTATGATGGCGCGGAAAAGAGCGTTCTTAGCCCAGTCAGTGAGTTTACCAGGCATACTCAAACGCTGCGCTGTTTGTGAGCCGCCTTGATCCGCGCCCCAGTCAACAAGGCGATTAAGCGCCGCCGCAACGTCTTCAATGTCCTTCGCGGCTTTCGGGTCTTTCATCAACGCATTTAGGCGTTGCTTATCGGGTAGCTTGCTGACAAACTCCGCCTTGGCGAAATCTTTAGTGGTTCCTGCACCGCGTAACCCTCTACCCTCTACAGCCTTCAGTAACGCCTGCTCAAGCATGTAACGGCGCGCGACGTTAGCTACGTCAGGATGGTTCTTGTCAAGGAAGTTCATTGTGTTACGCAATTCCGTCGCTTCCATTCGTGTAAATTTATCAGCCAGCGCCTCCGGTGATATAATTAGTTCACCTGCGGAATTGTGCTCTGCGTTACCTACGATTTTACCAAGCGTCGTTTTTTCGACGTCTGCGATTTTTTGGGAATATTCATAGTAATTATCCCGCGCTACTTTCAACATAGCCGCGCGGGTCGGGTCACCTTTCGGGTTAGCTATTTCCGCATCTAAGTCGGCCTCCAAAGCCTTGGCGAGCCGTGCATAAACACTACGCAACGCCGCTGTGTTAGCGTCGTCTATTACACCGCCGGGACGCTTAGAAGCTTTGGAAAAATTAGAAAGCCCCTTCTGCATCTCGTAAATGCTTATCTGCTCAGCTTGTAAGTTGCCCTTCTTCGTTTCGGTAGAAAGCCGCTTAAGATATTTATCTGCCAACTGTGCGCCAAGTTCTTCGCGGCCAGTCAGCAGACGCGCGTTACCTTCTTCTTTTAATTCGAGGAGTGTTCTGAAGAAATTGTTTGATAAGATATTCGTATCTCTTGCCCCGGCTCCTTTGACAGCCGCATCAAAATCAATGCGAGCTTGTGCGTCCCTTGTCTTAACAAGATTAGCACGAGTGTCGTTATAGGCATTGGAAAGCCTGAATCCCACATCCGTGCGCGAACTTGCCTCAGGAGAGATTGTATCCAGCGTTTTGTTAAACTCTTTAAGGATATTATCTGTCTTAGATTTATTCGCATCTGCAAACTGCTTTCCATATCTTATTGTGTTAGCCAAGGCGTCTTCCATACCTATGGCCATTGTATTACCAGTTAACTCACCCGCCGAAAAATCTACCCCAAATTTCTGGCCGAGCCTAGCGCCTTCTTGCGCCGCTGGCGATTGTAAATCATTTTTAAGCCCAGAGACCGCCTCGATAACCGGGCGCACAATAGGTTTTACAGTAGCCCCCGCAACTTTAAACGCGCCTTTTGTCGTAGCTACCGCAGTATCTTTTACCAATTTAGGCGCGTACTGTACAGACGGAACTTGCGATTTATTACCGATGCTCTTCACCGCTAACGGCGCGGTCAACACCATTTCCGCGAGCGCCACTGTGCTTTCATCCGCGCCCGTGTGCTTCACGATAGCGGGGTTTAAGTAATCCTTAACTATGGTAGTGCCTATGTTAAATTCTGGTATAATACCACCAACGGCACCTAAAAACCTACCGCCGGGGCTGTTATACATACCCTCTAAAAACGCGCGCTGGTAATCTAGCCTATCCGCCACGCCGTCTTTTATTTTCTGTTTAAGAACTTTTTGATATTCACCCTCGCCGACGCCGGGGTAATCCATAGTTACGAAATCACCAAGGTCACTTAAGCCCTGTTTAAAATTAGCGCCCATTTTTCCAACGAAAGTTTTAGGCGGCTTCTCCTTCACTTCACCGTTTAATTGGGAAAGAATGGCGGGGTCGGTAACTTTAGTACGCTCGGCTACGCTAGGTGTGTTTATAGTTTCTGCCTGTTGTTCATGTAACTTCTGCGCGTAAGATGTCGCGGCCTCTGGCGATTCAAACACGCCAAGATGCTTACCCGATTTTAAATATCTATTTATAGATTCTTGTTCAGTTATAATCTTACCTTCGTCACCAACTAGCGGTAATAATACTTCTTTACCGTCAATATTAGTGGAAAATGATCTAACGGTGCTTATAGATCCATCTGCATTTGTTACGCGCGGGCGATTTGTGAGATCTATGTTTCCAGGTGTGACTGTACCTGACGTAACGGTACCGCCATCCAATTCTTGTAACAATGCGGGGTCGGTTACGCGTTTCATTTCTCGTACCACTCACCTTTTACTTTCACGTAAGTTTTACCGGCTACAGTCTTAGTTTCTTCTCCCAGACCTTTAATCGGCTTCACGATCCTGTCGGGGTCAAAGTCGTATTCCGTGGCCAGCTCTCTGTATTTGCCAACGCTTTGATTGTAGTTCTCAGCTTGCGACTCGTAGATGCGCTTAGAAGTTGATGTAAAGTCTGCACGCTGTGTATCATTAAGGAATGCGCCGCTCAACGCTTTATTATACATGTTTATAACCTGACCAGGAACGCCAGTCGCTTGCTCAGCGGTTGCGTACTCACCTTCTCTAACGGTCGAACCGGGGTCAAGCATCTTCATATAGTTGAAGATTAAAGCCATGTCGCTCGCGCCAGAATTATCTTCCGCTGACGCGGTTATTTTAGAATAAGCGTCATTCACAAGCCTAAAATCTTTATTGATAGAATCAAATTCTTTACGCAGATCTCCCTCGCCTTTGATATTAGGTTTTCTACCGTCTTTACCAACATTACCTGCGATTACGCGACCTTGTGCGTCGTAGCGTACTTCATCATCTTTAAGTGTGAAGCCGCCTTCCTGCTTCACGATACTCTCAAGCCCGCGACCAGCGTTCATAATCTGGTCAAGCATCGGTTCAATCTCGGGAGTGTATTGTGGCGGCAGCCCAGTAATATCGATACCGCGCTGCTGCGCCAACGTTAACGCCTGCGCGTACGCTTGTGGCCGCTGTTCAAGCGGGGACTGCTTTACAGTAGCCGCCAGCTTTGCAGCGTTGGCAATCATGTCGTTTTTCTTCTCAGCAGCTTCCGCGCGTTTTCCTTTTTGATACGCCGCAAGGGCGTTCCCCATCTGCGGATCGTACACCATGAGCGCCGCAAGCGGGTCTTTACCGGCTATAGCGTCGCCCATTTGTTCTATCTTTTTACGTTTTTCCGCTTCCGCGCGTTTGCTCTTCAGTTCTTCGAGCGCGGTTTCGCGAGTAACCTGCGAATTCTTTTCGTATTCGGCTGCCTGTATACCGCTCAGAAAGCTGCCAAGTACATTCGCTGGTTGTATTGCTAATGCTGGATAATCGACCATATTACGCCACCCTCTTAAATTCAACACCGATTCTACTATAATTAACCATCGTCACGCCGTTCGCTACAATTACTGCCGCAGGGTCAATCCGTGCAACATCATCGGCCATTACACCGTGATAAGTACCTTCTTTATCTTTATAGTTAAACTCGTAGATGTTGAAGCCGTTCTGTACACCTACCTTTCTAATATTTTTCTTATACGCTGCGCTGGATTTTCCATAGAGATACGCACCGGTACCGACAGCAGTCTGCAGCCAACCGTTTATAGTATTCGCCTGCCCCGCAATACCGGAAGCCCTCGCCGCACCGTAATTAGCGTAACTCTGCCCTATATTCGCACCTGCCGCGCCGCCCACGCTACCCATACTATTCACGGCGGTCTGACCCACGCCTGCCATACTTGCTAGGCTATTCAGGTAATCATAATAATCGCTCTTTGCGATGTTCTGCCCGTAATCCGTCAACGCTCTAAGCGTATTACCACCTTTTACGCCACCGCGTGTAGCGGCGGTGTTCGTTATGGCCTTCTGTCCCTCTTCCAGCGCGAATTGATAGCCGGGGGATTGCTGATAGGCGTTCATGTTTCCGTTAAGAATAATATCCGCGTACTTCGCGAGTGCGTTCGTACCCTGCTCAACGTATGGTGCGTTGATGCTTTTAAAATACTCGAAGACTTCTTTCTGGAAATCAATCCCCTGCTGAATACCGGCGGCTTGTGCCTCACCAGCTTTCTTAGCTGAAGACCCCGTAATAGCATCTACTATACTACCCATAAATCGTATCCCATCAAATATTGATCTGTTAATTTTGCATTTCTAATAAGGCTATCTTTCAGTATGGCTACGTCGTAAAATCCAGTCTTATCCAAGAGTGTTTTCGCGGCCTTGTTATCTACAGCCACGAACGCCAGTAACTTCCGTATATTGGTATTCTTACGTAGCCAGATAAACGCTTCCTTGATCGCCGGGTAGCCCAACCCTGCGTATTCCGGTAACAAGGCTATATGCCCTTGATAGAGTGAGGCGTTCAGTGGTGTCAGCAGTATAAGTCCGGCGGGTTTATCGTCCCACTTTATCAGTAGGTAATAAAAATATGGCGAATCCACAGGGCTAAATTCCGTAGCCTCTATAAATTTATCAGGCACTAGGTGTTTATAAATCTTCGGATGCGTCATAATCTCGCGCACCAAATTCATATCGTGTGTACGCTCTATCATACCGCTGGAAAAAGTTTCACAATTAAGCCTTGTTGCACAATGTCGTTTGTAGTTGTCGCCTCACCAGTACATTTTATCACAACGGACGCCGCTAAACTCTGCGTTCCGGCTACATAATCCGCTGTCTGCGTAACCAACACCGTATCTCCGCTAAATGCGCTAGTTATAACCTGCGTTGCCGCGCCGCTACGTACCACAGTGGCTTTTATGTGCCAATCCTTAGCGTTGGACGCCACGGCACCCGTGGTAAAGATAACCTGCGAACCGAAGTAAAGTTTTATATTCTTGCTATTACCGTTCGCCGCTAACGTACCGAATGCTTCGATTTCTATAACATCTTCATCAGTACTCATCACTGCGCTAGGTAATGTGTAAGTGATGAGTGTATCCTCACCGGAACCAACGTTACCAACGGCTGTTACATCTGTATGTAATACACCGCCAAGCATCACGTCTTTAGTCCCAGCTACACGCGCAAACAAGTCACGAAAAAAGCTCTTCCACGCAAGCGTAAAAAGCGTATTCTTTTCTAGTACTGGCGCTGTGAAGTTCGGCGGGGATATTGCCATGTTAATTCTCACAAGGTGTTAATATAGCGTACGCACCGCCTATAGCTATTTTCACTGGATCAGATATAGAAACTTCGAATATACGCCCACCCTTACTAGCCTGTCCCAACCGCTGCCATTTTACTTGCGTTTTATATTCCCCGATAGCGCCTAGGCTTTTAGTCATCTCATAAGACCACGTCTTACCACCATCATCAGAAAATCGTAGTGTGATAGTCGGATCGCTACCCTGCCCGGTTAAAAGTCCCACGCCCGCTTCTATGTCGAGTACGAACTCATCAACTATAAAACGGTTAGTGTTGGCTGAAACAACACCAGACACAGCTTTTCTTACGAGTGGTTCACTGTTTTCGGAGTACGTGTCTAAATCCAACTCGTAGATGTTTCCATTTTCAAAGTCGCCCACCAAGTTCTTACCGAACGCATTCACAAACGCATTCGCACGCCATCTACCTTCTTCGTAACTTTCACGCTCATGCCACGCCGCTGTCGCTATGTCGAAACACCACGTTTTCAATTCAGTAGGGAATGTGGTACAGTAGAATTTATGGCCGTTTTCCGTATAAATAAAGCTGTGTGCGTCGCTGATTGTCGTGTATTGTCTTACTTTATCCTCTACCGCGTGGGTAGAAATACGCTCAAACGCATAACCTTGGTTACGGTAAAAAATCCTATCATCACCCAGCCAGTAAAGACTATTGTCCTCACGCGCTACTGATAATTTTGCAGCGCAGCCCCGATTCAAAAATCCACCTTGAATCCTCTGGTAGGGGAAGCCACCCCCTCCGGCGTTATACCAGATTTCCGTGCTGCGCTCGCCGAAAAGCCATAATTCCTTTTGTAGTGCCTTGGCCTTAACCAAAATATCACTGTCACCATCCGCTACGTCAAAGTCTAACGCATCGTAAACTGAAGCGTCTAGCTGCGCGGACTTAAAGAATGTATCCGTACCACTCTGTGTAAATATCGCGAAGCCATCAACCGCCGTTACACTTGACGGCGTTAAGAAGTCACCGTCTGTTATCTGTGTAAGTGCAGTCGGCGTAGCCAACCAGCCCGCGCCGCTATTCACAATTATAACCTCTTCACCGTTATCATCAATGTCCACATTGACATCAACTGTACCAATGCTACCGAGATTAGTGATAGTGCCGATACTATCTATCGTATAGACACTATTCCCGCTCACGGCGTAGATCAACGACCCGAGTAACCGCAATCCCCATATTGGACCAGTACCGACCTCAATGAGTGGAAACAACCCAGACGTACCCAGCACAGTCACCGGCACTTTATCATCAGCGGGCATTACCTCAGCATACAAATTAACAAGCCGCTGCGGACTTATCGTCCCCGCGCGCGCCTGATGACTATGCCTTCCGAAATTGACGGGGACACGCATTTATTCCCAGCCCTCAGAAGACGAACTACGCGGGGCGAACGAAATAGGCACATCTTCCACGTCGTAATCGAGCGCCTTCTGTAACCAATAAGCAGCTTTTTTCTCTATTTCTACAGAACGCTCGCCGATAATTCCGTAATCGGCTTTCAGCTGATCCGCAAGTCCCCAAACCAAAGGATTTAACCACTCTTGTGGGAAATCTGGGTTGTCATTGATATTGTCAAAGTCTTCAATCGAGCGTGTAAAGGTGAAGCGCAGTGTTTTTTGTACATCATCCGGCGCCGCCCATAAGCGGATTATTCCGCTGGTTAACTGGGGATCGTAGTAAAATTGTGTGGGATTGCCGGGGTTCGTCTTGTTTGGAATCTTAAAATAGCCATCGCGCGATAGCTTTGTAACCGGGATATCAATATCACCGTCTAACCGTAAGCGCGCATCGGTGATTCTTAGCGGGCGCTCGATAATAGAACTATACACATAGACGTGATTATCCGCCGCTGCCGCTGCCGTAAGTACAGCCGTAAGCGTCACCGTCGAGCCGGACGGTGCGCCGTTCACTGTCGTCCAATGGATGGTGTTGTCGTCCTGTACGACCCCGATAACGTTACCGCTGGATATTCCGGTAATGCTTGACACCGTTATAGTCCCGGCACCTAAAACAGCAGCTGTTGATATAGCCGTTTGCGTGAAGTTGCTGACATTCGCAGCGCGGTCGCCTGTCGCGCCTAGGTTATACTGCACCTTGTCTTCTTGAAAAAACAAGACGCCTTCGCCATACGCCCATAAATGAATATCGTCGGCCTGCCACGCCTTAATCATGCGATTAAGTTCGTCAACACCATCCTGCATCTGCGCTGCATCAGGTGGTTGGTTGTATGAAATAACTCCGAGCTTTTTAAGCGCGGCTGTGACTATTTCATCACGTGTATGTGTGAAGTTGGTACTGCCGGAAGTAGCCATTTAACCACCTACTAACAATATGATTTAGTGGACTTGGTGTATTTCTTTTTCGGCGCTGCGGCAGCCTTTTTAGTTGATTTTGCCGCGGCCTTTACTTTTTTAGATTTTGGTTTCGGCTTCATAGATACTCCTTACAAATCGTCTTGGGTTACATCGCCCGGTGATAGAAATACGTCCGTCTGCTCAGGGCGCGGGTCTATTACGCTCTGGTCGTCTTCAGGTACAATTAACTTGTCTTGTGGGTTGCGGCGCTCCCAAAAATCTTTGTGTACGCGCAGCCCATTCCATTGTTTCCGCGACTCAGAAGCTTTTATCTTAAAGCCGCTGATGTCGCAGATAACGTTGTGCTCGCCGTTAGCCATACGATTTCTTCATATATAAGGTTATGTCGTATACGTCGTTAAGTGTCTGTCCCAGCGTAGTGAACGTTAGATCGCCAGTCTTACCAGTTCCAGAATTGTTATGTATACCACCTGCATCACTCCAATCACGGATGCTCGAATCCACGCTGTTAGCGCCTGAGCCGCCTATAATCGCCGCTACAACAGGCGTCGTAGCATCCCACTGCATAATCACAATGAAGTTACTGCATGTATACGCTATTTTTTCAATACTTACTTCCGTACAAGCTTGGCCACGAGAATTAGCACTGAGTGTAGAAACATCTACTTTTACGACATTTGTTTCACCGGTTCCATCTGAAACGCTAGTGAATTGCATGACGAGATTGCGCTCGTTGTCCGTTATAATCCTAGTGTCTACAGAATCTGCCATAAAGTCTCCAGTAACGTTAAAGTGGGTAGCGTTTTACGGCTACCCACCAAGATTAAGCATCGGTAGATGCGGTGATGTTAGTCTGCATGGAAGATTCACCAGCCAAGTTGACAATGTTAATTGGTTGGAAGAATTGACACGCGGCGCCAACAAAGGCTTCTGTAATGTTCGCCGCATTGTCCTGTAACATCGCGTTGATGTTCGGACCAATATGGCCAGTAGCCGTCGCTTGCATTGTAACCGCTACGTCCGCAGCATTCTCTGTCCAGATATAACACTGTTCAGAACCGCCACCGATACGCACTCGCGACGACGCTGTGGTCAAGTTTTCGATAGCTGCGGCTGAGAAGTTTCCGTAGATATTGAAGTTCTCAATAACCCAGTCCGCGCCACCTACTACACGAATAGCACAGGTTGCACCCGCCGCCGAAGCACCAATATGTCGCCAGCCGCTAACGAGGAATCTATCTGAGTTGTTGTCGGTGACAATAAACACAGTCGCTTGACCAGTCACGTCGCGTGTTTCGCAGTTAATCATGGCGAAATCAGCGGCGTTAATGTCAATCGGACCAGTCAGCGCGTCGATACCACCCGTGAACAAGAAGTTCACAATGGTGATGTTAGCAGCGTCGATGTTGATGTCCGCACCTACAGCAGTGGTGAAGTTGATAGTAGGGCGCAGCGAACCAGTACCAAGCCCCACGAGCGCAATACCCGCGACGTCAAGCGCGATACCGCCTGCGGCAGTTACCGTTTCTGAGTGCCCGGCCTTCGCCACAATAATATCGCCACGGTTAGCGGTGCAACGACCTACCGCGTAATCGATAGAGGCGAACGGGCGATCAAACGTACCTTTGTTGCCGTCTGAGCCGTTGACCGAATCGACCCAGAATACTTGACCAGGATAAGAACTTAAAAGCGGCATCCCGCGAACGTTAATACCGTTGGCGAAGCCACACGGATAATTAGAAATCGAAGACATAAAAACTCCTATAGACTAAATTTTAGCCACTATGGGGAAATCCTATAGTTTGCTTTCAAATAATAGCGTACAGGCTCCCCAACGTTTTAAGCTGAGGAACCTGTTAATTCACTAGGCTATGCGCCCGGCGAACCGTACACGCCGCGCCAGTCCGTCCAACCCGGGACGTACCGCTCGTACATTTTGAACTTCTCGTTATCAGTATCGAAGTCCAAATCTTTAGAGAATTGACGTGCTACCCGATTCATCGACATCAGACCGCGCGGTGCGTTGGTGACAACGAACCATGCGTCTGCGTCTGTCAGGTAGTTATTGGTCTTGACGCCTTCTGGGAAAATACCCATGAAGTTCACAGCGTTCACAGCGTTATTTGCTGTGTCATTCTGCAAGGTCGAATACACGATGCGGGTAGCTTCGTACATTAACTCAGGCGGAACAACCAAGCATTTAGGCATGATTGCTATGCGGTTTCCTCTGTTATCCTGCGCTTTATTGATCAGGATAGTGAGGTCTTCCAGCGACGCTTCGGAAAGGTCAGCAGCAACGGTAAGTTCGTTCTGCATGTTCCCTGCCAAGGTAGGATGGTCAGTAGCTAAAAGCTCCTTCGCATCGCCACCCGTGTAGCTGGAATTGAACCCACGGTTGAGCACGTTGGCGTGAACGTTTTCTTTCGTTTGATCGAAAGCAAACATCAAACCTTGAATGCCGCGCTCCATAGCCTTGAAGTATTTATTATCATCCTTAGCTTCTTTGGTGATAATAAAGCCCAAAGCGTACGCAACGTTGACATACTGCTTCACCCATGCTTGGGTCATTACGTCGTATGCTGTACCTGCACCTTCCGACTTCGTCGGGGCAAGGCCAAGCATATTGACCATAACGTCTTCCTCGGTGCCGAGGTCAG